AATCATGCCGAGGCTATCGCCAGAGAAATGCACATGTACTATGCAGCCCAGGCACACAATGAGTCCAACACTCCAATCCCTCACTGGGCAGACCTGACGGAAAACGATCAACAAGGATGGATTGCCGTAGCAAATACTGCCCTCCCGATCATCGGTAAGCATGCGCTGGAAGATGTTCGGGCCTATCTCGGCCTCAAGGCTTCCGGCGCGTCCACTTGGTGGAAAAAGGCCCTATATGCAGCCGGAGCGGTTATCGCTGGCGCCATCCTTGGCGGCTTGGGAATGTCCCTCTCCGGCTGCGGGCACTCCGTGGACGTCACCCCGAACCGCGCCGAGGTGTGTAAAGACGGCTCCTGCCTCGTCATTGAGCAGGGGCATATTTCCTATTCCCAGGCCCAGCCTGTTACGGACGTTCCTCCCGTTGTTCAGATCGTACCTTCCAAGAAATAAGGCCATGTGCAAACCCCTCAAGGAATATCTGGGAGTGATCCGCGATTATACGCGTGAGATCGTCACTTTCGGCGGTTTTGTGATAGCCGTGTTCATCTACCTGGATTTCCGCGAGGTGGTGAAGGAACAGGCTACCAACGCGGCCCATACGGCGGAGATCCTGCGGACGATGGATACCCGTCTCCAGCATTTGGAGAATTACCACCAGCAACAGCTTAAACAGCGAGATTAATTCCAACTGTAAAGTTTTTCTTACAAGTTCCCTTTATCTCATAGCCAATAGTTTACAATATGAATCCTACAGAAAGAAAGATGGCTGCGGCTATCCTCCGGTTTGAAGACAGCCGCGTCACCGGGCCGGATTCCCTGCGCGTTTCCCGCCTTCCTGCCGCCGACAAGGGCGGCAAGTGGGAGATTTGCGGCATTTGCGACGGCATTGAACCGGCCGTGTTTAACAGATTGAAGGCCCTGTTGGATGCCGGAAGGCGTGAAGAGGCCTGGGAAGGTTGTCTCCAGTACGTCCTGGATAATACCGCCGCCGTACGTTCCTGGCTGGGTTCTGACGCTTTTCCGGCCACGGAGTTTATGTTGCGGGACCATTTTTTCAATTCCGGGAGCAGGAATGCCGGGAAGGTTTTGCAGCGCGCGCTGAACATCCACGGCGCCGGGCTTGTGGTGGACGGGATTGTCGGCCCCAGGACCCGGCAGGAGTTGCAGGACCAGCTGGCCGCCACGGGTGAAGCGGTGTTCCTTATCGCTCTGCAGGAGAAGCGTCAGGCATTTTACCGCTCGTGCAGGCAGTTTCCGACCTTCGGGAAGGGTTGGCTGAACCGCTGCGACGATGCGTTCAGCGTGGCGCAGGAGCTTGTTTAGTTGTTTACCATTAGTTGTTATGAGTTCAAATCCATTAAAAGCTGTCGGAGGGGCCCTGGCAAATATCGCCACGTTCGGGGGATATGGAGCCAATAAGGCGGCCAAGAAGCAGGCAAGCGCCGCCAACGCTATGGCCGATGCCATGGCGAATGCCCCGGAGCAGAAGGTTATTACTACGGAAACCAAGGATGTTTCCCAAGCGGAGAATGCGGTGAATTCGTCTGCCCGCCGCCGCTTGAAGCTTAGTAATACGACGAACCGGAGTAATCCTCTTTCTTCCCTGGCTGGCCTGAGGAAGACGCTGGGTTGATTTTTACACAGGAGATCCATGGAAAATGTTAAAGATTTATTGAGGACGGCAGACGCCCTGTTCACGGAGATGAATAAGAATTCCGGGGATTGGGATGAATTGCGCCGGCGCATTATGCCGCGGATGGAGGGGAAAGCCCGCCAGCAGGAACAGGCTAATGAGATGACGGCTGCGTCCAGTTTTTCTCCGGTGGCGCATAAGTCCCTTTTGAATTTGGCGTCCGCTCATCTTCTTTTTATTACTCCCATGGATCAGAAGTGGTTTTCCCTGCGGCCGCAGGAGGAAAGGGATGATTACACCGATGAGGACGATTGGTACAGCAGAGCGACGGAGGCCGTCTACCGCGCGCTGGCGGATTCCAATTTTTATGCGGCGGCCCACGAGGTTTACCTGGACCGTTGCCTGACAGGGACAGGCTGCATGTTTGCAGATGTTTCCCGTGACGGGTCCCTGGTGTTTAAACACGTCCCTACCGGGACTTATGCGATTGCCGAGGGAGCCCACGGGGAGGTGAATACGCTGGTGCGGACGTTGAAGTTTACTGCCCAGCAGGCCGTGGAGATGTTTAAGCTGCGCAATCTGCCTGTCAAGATTCAGGAGGCGTATAAGGATGCGGAGAGGCGGTACACCGAGATGTTCGAGTTTGTTCACCTTGTACTGCCCAACAGCCGGGCGCAGTTCGGTTCCGACATGGTAAGTCCTGGCCGCCGCAAGTGGTTGGACGTGTATATTGCCAGGGAGGCGGAGAAGATTGTTTTCCATGGCGGCTTTTACGAGTTTCCTTTTTTGGTGACGCGCTTTTTGAAGGGTGGCGTTTCTTCTTACGGCGAGGCTCCGGGCAAGGCTGTGCTGCCGGAGATTAAGGCTACCCTGCTGATGGATCGGGTGATGGATGTGGCCGGCAGCCGGGCGGCAATTCCCAGCGTTATTGTGTCGGCTAAGATGGCAAAGGAGGTTGATTTGCGGGCCGGAGGCAAGACGGTTGTTCCGGATGAGCTTATTGGTTCACAGTTTCCGAGGGAATGGGCGAACGTGGGGGATGTGAGGTTTATGCTGGAGCGGCAAGATAAGAAGGAGAAGTTGATCAGGGAGGCGTTTTTCAATGATATTCTCCAGGTGGTTTCAAGCGTGGACCGCGAGATGACGGCTACGGAGGTGAATGCCCGCGAGTCGGAACGCATTATTTGCTTTTTTTCTTCTTTCATTCAGTTTTCGCAGGATTTCCAGACGATGATGAATCGCATTGTCTGCCTGATGTTCCGCAATATGCAGGGGGCCGTGCTTCCGGGCGACGCGCCTGATGAGTTTTTTGTCCGTTCCGCCGATGGGGAGAAGTTTGAGTTGCGGACTCCCCGCACCCGCTATCTGGGCAAGATTGCCCAGGCATTTGACCGTTTGCAGAGGTACGGCCTTGAGGGGGTGCTGAATGGGTTGGCGAAGTATATCCAGGTTTCGGGCGATACCCGCATTGCCAAGCGCATGAAGGCATGGGAGGTGTTGCGGTTTATGTGGGACAGTTCCGGCGCCCCGTCCAAGTGCATTGTGTCCGCGTCCGAGAATAGCAAGATGGTTGAGGAGGAGAGGGCGCAGGAGGATCAGATGCGTCAGGCCGCCCTTGCGGAACAATTGGCCAAGGCCGGCAGGGATAGTGCCGCGGCGTCCGCACAGTTTAATACGGAATGATGATGAATATGTTTGAAGATAAGCCGACACCGGAACAGGTTGAGTTTCTCAAGAGGCTCAACCGGAGACGAGCCGCGCTGAAGGAGGCTTTTACTCCGGAGGTGCTGGATATTTTAGAGAAGGAGTTCCAGACGAATTTGCCCTGCTTTCAAGGGAAGGCTGGTTCCTACGATCCCCTTGACGCAATGCGCCGAGATGCCCAGCGGGAGGTTCTCCTGTGGGTAAGATACGAGATTGAACAATATAACCCTGATTTACATGACCTATAGTAGACTATTCCATAACAGGTTCTTATACGAAGAGGCCATTCCGGAAGGGGGTTCTGGAGGCAATGGCGCTCCGTCTCCCACGAATGACGCCCCTCCTGCGAATCCCGCGGGAGATCCGCCTCCCGCGGATCCTCCTGTCCCGTCCAATCCCTACGATTTTTCAGGGAGTACGGAAGAGCCCGATCCGGTTCCCGGCAGTCCTCCCCCGCTTTCTCCGCAGGAGGAGACCGAGTATGAGATTGATTTTGGGGAGGGGTTTGTGGAGAATGATGCCCTGCGGGATATGTTGAAGGGACATGCCAGGGCGGCAGGGCTGCCGGCCGATGCCGCCGGGAAGTTTCTTTCCGAGGTGGCTGCCAGCATCCGCGCGGACGAGGAGGCGGCTTTTAAGGAGGCTGACGAAGCGTTGAAGGACGAATGGGGAGCGGAGTATGAGAGGAATGTTTCTGCCTCCAAGGCTTTTGCCCGGAAGCTTTCCGTGGAGTCCGGCGTTCCTATGGAGAAGATGGCTGTGTTTGCGAGTCCGGACGGGTTCCGCGTTCTGCACGCCATTTCCCGGATGATAGGCGAGGGAGGCTTGAAGGGCGGCGGTCAGATTCCGGCGAAGACGGATCCTGCCGACGAGGCTCAAGCTGTTTTGTCCGACCCCAATCACCGTTATTATAAGGCAATCGCCGATCCTTCACATCCACAGTGGCGGGAGGCTACCGATTATTATAATAAGCTGGTGGGGATTTCCGGTTAGTTTTTTTGCGTTGACTATTGGTTCGGAGGGGTGTCCTGCTGTGCGGGGCGCCCTTTCTTTTTTTCATTTGTTCAAGTTACGGTTGTATTCATCAGGCCTGGGGATGTGGCATGATGCCTCAAATGGATAAGGTGACCGTTTTTAACCAGGCTTTGGCCCAGTTGGGGGACCGGGAGTATGTGAAGGGTTCCCCAGCCGGTCGCACCGTTGATTTGTGGTGGCCTACCGTGTTGCAGGAAGCGCTGTTGTTCGGGGCATGGACCTGGGCAACCAAACGGGTTGAGATGGAGCGCTCTGTCATGAGGCATCCGATTCCGGATGATTGCCTGCGCGTGTTGTATGTGGGGGCGGATTTGTTCCGCATTGAGGGGCGTGATTTGGTGGTTGAGCGTTACGGGAAACGCGCCGCCGGGACCGATAAGCTGGTGGTGGATTATCTTTCCGACGAGGTGGCCCGCTCCGAAGTGCTGCCGGATCATAGTCCGTTTTTCATCAAGGGCGTTGTGTTTCTTCTGGCTGGCAGGTGCGCTTTGAAGCTGGCTTCTTCTCCCCAGCTTGCGGCCGCTTTGGAGGCACAGGGTGAGGCGTTTTTAAGCAAGGCCCTTTATTGGGACACCTGCCAGCATGCTTCCAATGACCAGGATCCGTTAACAGAGATTTTAAACAGTTCCATTTTCTGATGTTATGAGTTCCGATTTCGGGGTTTCCCAGCAGTATAAGTATCAGGGGCAGGCGGCTTTGAGCAACGGGCGCGCCACACAGGCGGCTTATGAGAAGAAGGCCCGCGCCCTGGAGGCAGAGGCGGTTTCCGATTCCCACCTGGCCGCCCGCAATATGAAGCGGATGCGCCAGAATCAGAATGCCGCCATGGGGTCTGCACGGGCACAGCGCGGCGGATCCGGTTTTACTTCCGAGGGTTCCGGAAGCCAGGCGGAGGTGGCGGTGGCGGATGTGTGGGAGAGCGCCATTGGGGATGCGGCCCTTTCCAACGCGGTTTCCGATGCCAATAAGCGGTTTGCCGCGGAGTCCGCCCGATACCAGGGTGATCTGGCCATGATGGCGGCACACAGCGAGGCGGACCAGTATAAGATGCTTTCACAGAATGCCCTTGGTTCTGCCATGATTCAGACGGCCCTGACGGTGGCGGGGGGAGTCATGGGGGCGGCAGGAATGTCCGGTGGAGGATTGCTGGGGGGTGTTACCGAGAGCGGGGAGGAGTGGGGAGCCAAGGTAGGAGGAGCCCAAGGGGCTTTTTCCGGGATGATGAATGCTTATTCCCTTTCCGGTTCCCTGGGGGGGATGGTGCCGGGGAGCATGCAGTCTTCCAACAGGTTGAGGGATTACCTGCTGGCTAATTTCATGGGGTTTGGAAAGAGATGAGCGTTTCTCCCATGCAGCAGGCTTTTTTACTGATGGAAGCCCAGCGCCCCGGCTGGTTCCGGGAGACCGTTTCCCTGGCGGATGCGGGAGGCGGGGTCGTGTGGTGCTGCCCTTCGTTGTTTTTTGCGGGGGTGCCAGATCCGGAGTCCCCCAGGACGTTGATTATTCTTTTTGCCCACGGCCGCATGGAGGCCGTCAGGGAGCTGGCTTGTCTGGTGCAGGGGCGTTTTGACCGGGCAAGGTGGCAGCGCTGCATCCGCGGACGCGAGGACTGGAAGGAGATTTCCATCCCAAGGTTTTTAAGTTTTAACCGTTTCAAGATGAACGAAGATGAGTGATTTACAGCAACCCATGTACGGAGGAACCCGGATGAATGCAGCTTCCTCCACCCCTTCCCCGGTCCAGATGCCGGATGTTTCTTCCAAGCCCGCTCAGAGGGCGCTGCAGAATGCCCAGGAGTTTGTGTCTGATGTTGCCCACCAGTACCAGCGCATGAAGGATTTCGGCGAGCAGACGCGGCTGGAAGGCCAGATGAATGATTTGGCCAGCGAGTTTGAGCAGGAGATGACCCGGAGATTGGGGGTTGCCCGCGGTGATAAGCTGTCTTTTTACGATCGTGACGGGAGGCTGAAAGAGAGCGCCCTGAATACGTTTGTGCGGAATTACGAAGGGAAGTTCCGCGGGTTGAAGGGGAGTTTTGTTTCCCAGGAGGAGGCTTCCAGGTTCGGAGCCAAAAAGCAGGATGTGATGCGCCGACTCCAGGGGCGGGCTTCCGAGTTGATGCTTAAGGGGCAGATTCAGGAGTCCAGGCAGGCTTTTGAGGAAGGGTTGAAGGGGGATTTGCTGCGGAGGGATTTCCAGGGAGCCACCCGTAGGCGCATTCAGGCTTACGAGGCCGGCATTATTTCTGAGAATGGAATGAACAACGGTATTCTGGAAGATACACGGAACGGCCTTTTGGACGAATACGAGCAGGATATGCTGATTAACCCCAGTGTTGCTTTTACGAAGCTTGGGGACGGCTATTTTGATGCTCTGGGCGCAGGAGATGTTTTAAAGCTGAAGGAGAAGACCAGAAGGTTTTTACGTTCCGCGAACCGCTCCGAAGGTGAAGATGGAGCGCCCGGTTACAGAAAGGGTTCTCTTTGGCCGAAAGCTTCCCTCCGTTACGGAGCCACGGAGCAGGAATACGACTGGGTGGAGCATTATAACCGGACCGGCAGTTACGGGAAATACGCCCCTTCCATTAAGTTTGCCTTCCGGGAGGATTTACGGAATCTGCCTCCCGCCAATTCCGGCGAAGAAAGAACGAGGTACGTCAATGACATGTTGAAGAAGTGGGGGCAGTATGGACAGGTTCTTGGAGATGAAAGGAAGCTGCGCCTGTTTGTAGAAGACCGGATTGACGCCATGGGGAGACCCAATACGAACCGGAATAATATAGAGGCCGTTTTGAAGGCCATGCCGGATCATGTGTATATTCCTTATTTTTCTTACCAGGTAGCTAATGCTTACAAGAGTGGCGACCAGGAGCAGATTAAGAAGGCAGAGAGTACGCGGGATGAGGTGGAGGCAGATATTTTGTATAAGACGGAACTTTCCATGACGGAGTGGAGACAGGCTCATCCCAATGCCACACTTGCCCAAGATCTTGCGCAGATCCATCAATTTACCGCTTTTCATGCCGGGAACAGGTTTGCCTATCGGCCTATTATTGAAGAAGATAAGAAAAGATCTGACGAGAGCCGCATGAAGAAGGCGCTGGAGTCCATGCCTTTGTATTCTTTTGAGCAACAGGAAGAGTTGAACGTGTCTCCAGAAGAGAGGGAGGCCCAGCAAAAGAAGGCGGCACAATATATTAAGGGCCAAAGACCTTATTTGCCTTCCCCTCTTGAGAACCACCCTGTTTCTTTTGTCCGGCATGCTACATCCGGAGCGTATGTTTCCAAGCAGGCTTATGAGGCTATCAAGGCTAAGTTTGGGAATAGACCTTTTGCCCGCATTTCTCTGGGACGTAACGGAGCTTTCCTAAGGGTTCCCGTCGTCGGGGTCTATGAGGGAACCCCGCGGGGAGTTGAGGTTTCAGGACCGCTTTATGAACGCATGGCGTTAAGGTTTCCCGGTGAACAGGCCAGCGGGAATGTCAGCATTTACGACGGGAAGGATGAACCGGAAGCGCCGGAAGATGGATACGGACCAGGGTTGCTGCCTCCTTTGCCGGGTGGAGACGATACTTACACGCAGGTGAACGATATTGGCGACTCCGCCCTTCTTCCTCTTTATCAATAGTTTTAGCACAAGAATATATGTTTGCACAGGATGTTTTTGAGAGGTTGGGGCTGTCCCAAGATATGGATTTATTGAAAGAACTCCAGAAAGAGGCATTGTCAGAGCCAACGGAAGCGGCGCAGAGCCCCTATATGGATGACCCGGCATATGCCGGTTTTGAGACCTTGCGCGGTTTGTTTGGTTCCAACCATGGAGATAATCCCTCCATGTATTGGCTGGCACAGGGAAAAGAGATGCCTGAATTTGCCACCGTGGCGGACGCACAGGCTGCCGTCTGGAAGGATTTCCAGAAAAAAGCCCGTGCTTATCAGGCAGAGCAGGAGCGACAGCAACAGGCACGGGAGGCATTGGCTGCTACGATTGATCCCTTCATTGACCGGTACGTGCGCGGGGACACTGTTGTTCCCTCCCCTGAACAGGTAATGATGATGCAGGAGGCGGGCATTTCCTGGGAGAGTGTCAGACGAGCCCGCAGAGGGATGCAACTTGTCCGGGAATATGACGCGCAGGGCACCCTGTACGACGACAGGATCATCAATAATCTGGCGGAACAGGTGGGAGATGATGAGCTGGCACGGCGCATTGTGCTGAATATGTTTTATAATGATTCCAGGAAGTACGCCAAGGATAAGCACGGTGACGAGTGGACCGGGATTGACTGGATAGATAAGGCAGCCCAAGGGGTAACGGGGATGGTACGCACCGGGGGCGTGAAGGGATGGCGGACAGGTCAGAAGGCCTGGCGGAATTTACAGGTAATGGGAGAGGTGGATGCCGTTACGAATGCAGCTAAGCGTCTGCCGGAGTTGATTGCTTCCGGAATGGATGTGGATGAAGCACGCGCTCAGATTGAGAAGGATGCCACTTTTCTTGAGATACGACGCCGCTGGGCTGCCGATCTGGTTGAAACTATGGAAGCCGGGGAAAAGGAATATCTGGAAGGGGAGGAGCGTCATTTGGTTGGCCGCATTGGTTCGCAGCTTGGTTCCATTATCGGAGATACGGCTCCCTGGTTCATTCCTGCCATTGGTCCTGCTATCGGAGCTTCCTCCGCCATGCAATCCCGCAGGGATGAGGGGGTAAGCATTGGGTTAACGATGGAGGAAACGGAGAAGAGGGCCATGATGTTCGGCCAGGCAGATGCTCTGGAAGAGATGATTGCTTTTTCCCCCATCGGGCGGTTGACGCCCGGATATAAGTGGTTGAAGAAGGCGCTTGGCGGTGGGAAGGCCGCTGGGAAGCTGGCCCCGTGGCGGGCTCAATGGATGGCGAGTCCGAAGGCCCAGTACGCTATTCAAGGGCTTTCCGGCGCTGCGGAAGAGGCCATTCTTGAGCCTACAGCCGGGTATTTGATGCGTACTGTACAGAGCATGAACCTGACGGACGAACGCGGAAAACAGACTTTCCGTCAGTATTTGGACGATATGGGGCAGATGATGCACGGAGAACAGGGTCTTGCCCTGCTAGCATTTACGTTTGGGATGTCCGGCTTTAATTATCCTCAAATCAAAAAGGCGGCCCAAGAGTTTGGCCTTTCTTTGCAACATTACAAGGAATTGGGAGGCACGGTCCAGGGGTATCTGGAAGCCAGGGAGGAAAAGACCGCCGAAGGTTTTTTGAATAAGGCTCTTTCCAATTTGCATGATTCCTGGATGGAGGATCCGCAGGCTTCCATGGAGCGGGCGAGCGCGGCTGCCGGAGAACGCCTTTCCGGGGAACGCATTGAGTCTTTGCGGGAGCTGGACGCGTGGCGGGCCGCCGAGGATGCCGGCATGGTGCCCAGGGTGGAGCCGGCGGAACAGGAGGGGATGTTCCGGGTGTATGCTCCGGCGCGCGGCACGGAAGCGCCGCGGGAGGATGCTTCCGTTTCCGGAGAGGGGCAGGAAGAGGGCGCCCCTTCCTACACGCTGATGGACGGCGAGCAGATGACGGCTTATTTGCAGGCGTTTGTGGATGCCGATATGGAACATGCCATTGTCGGGGCACAGCATTTGCTGGCCGGGGATGTGACCGTGGGCCAGGCCCTGGCCCAGGGGCGTTTTGACGCGGCGGAGGTGATTACGCGCACAGTGACGGATGAACAGACAGGGGCCGAACGGGTGGTGATTGCCCCGGAGACGCTGGGGCAGATGAAGGCCCGCGCGGATATGGCGATGGCCGCTATCCGCGCCCTGGAGGCGGAGGGGGTGAGTTATGAGGAGGCCGCCGCCCGCATGGATGCTTCCCTAAGCGAGCATATTCCGCTGGGGATCCTTGTGCAGACATGGGAGGAATCCCAGGAACGCATCAGGACGGAACAGGCCCGGAATCCGGAGTTTAAGGCTCCTGCCATGGATGCCCCGTTTTCCAACGCTTATGTGACGAAGGTGCGCCGGGGAGATACGTTCCGCCGGGTGTTGAGGTATGCCCGCGGGAGCGCGACGGTGGAGGATTTGATGGAGGAGACGATGGAACAGGCGGTCATTTCCTGGCAGGCGGAGCAGGGTTTGTCCTGGGACGAGTTCGGCGCGATGCTCCAGGAGGCGCAGAGGGTGATGAATGAGTTGTTTCCGGAGGCGCGGGGGGAGGAGATGCAGTTTATTCACCTGGACGCCGGGAAGCCGGTGACGGGTCATGACGCGATTGAGGCGTTTTCCAAAATCGGGCGTTCCCGCTGGCTGGCGGACGCGGTGCGGAGTACGTCCCTGCCCTCCTGGCTGCGGAAGTTGCTGAATCACCTGGTGAGGTTCCTGGGGTATTTTAAGGCGCGCGTGGAGCTGGGCGAGATGGTGCGCCAGGCGGAGGAACAGGGCGTGTTTTCCCTGCCGGTGCGTCAGGCCCTGGCGGTGATGCTGGATGCGGGGAATGCCCTGTACCGGGACCAGCAGGGGGATTTGATGGAGTTGTCCATGGAGCGGGCCAGAGCGCAGGCGGGGCTGGACGCAATGTTTGGCGCGGGCGTGGCGACGGAGGCCCGGACGCTGGAGGATGAGCTGGCGGAGAGCAAGGCGCAGGATGAGGCCGACGCGCAGGCGGCAGCGGATGAGGCTGCCGCAGAAGAGAATTCTCCGGAGGCGCAGGAGGCGCGGCGCGAGCGGGAGCAGGCCCGCGTGGAGGCGCTGGGCGAGCCGGATGGGTCAGGGGTGTTTAACGGGGCTTTTATTGAGGTTCAGGAGGGGGTGCGCCAGGGGTTTATTGAGAAGTCCCGGCTGACGCTTTGCCCGGATGTGCCCCAGTTTAAGCAGGGGGCGGATGAACAGACCGGGGTGGTGAATCCGATTGTGGGGGCGTGGCAGCGCAATGCCGCGCCGATTTCCGTGTGGAGGCGGAAGGATGGCGCCCTGCAGGTGATCAGCGGCCGGCACCGTTTTAACGCCTGCACGGATGAGGATATTAATTGCACGGTGTATGATGAGGCGGCCGGGTTTGATTTGGATTGGGCGCAGACGCATGATGTGGAGAATAATATCCGGGACGGGCAGGCTTCCCTGTTTGAGATTGCCCGTTATGTGAGCCGGAAGCGTTTGACGAAGGAGGAGGCGGTGGAGAGGGGGATTTTCCGCAAGGGGCAGTCCCGCCGCGGGGTGGAACTGGGCCTGTACGGCTGTTCCGATTTGCTGGACGCGCTGGGGAATGAGCTTGTTTCTCCGGATGATGCCTGGCGCGTGGCGATGGCGTTCCGCAATCAGAACGAGGTGCAGCGGGCCGGGCTGCGTGCCCTGATGGAGGGGAAGAGCTGGCAGGCCGCTTTGGCCGTGATGCAGGTGGCCGCGAATATGGACCGCATCCGCGGGCTGGCGGAGGCGGCCGGGATGACGTTTGAGACGGATTTGTTCGGCAATTCCCACGCGGAGGAGTATTTTTCAAGGCTGGCCCAGTACGCCGCCGCCCGCGTGAGCGAGCTGACGAGGGAGATTTCTTCCATTAGCGGGGCGAGCAGACGCCCGGAGACGGCCAGGAAGTATGGCGTGGATGTGAGGGATGCCGCCGCGCTGGAGGCAGTGGTGAAGGATTTGAAGGCGCAGAGGGCCCAATGGCAGAATTTCGGCCTGCATGAGGAGTTGATTAAGGAGGCCAATGACGCCGTGATGGTGGAGCTGGGGGTGAAGACGCGGGAGGAGGTGGACCGGGAGAACGGCGTTCTTCCTTTGGAGGCGCCGGAACAGGAGGCGGGTTCCGCCGATACGGGGATGTTGCAGCTTTCCCAGGATGTGAGCCGGATGCTGGACGCGGCGCTGACGAGGGGGGCCACCCCTGCGGAAGATGAGGCTCCCGCAGCGAATTTTTCCCTGGTGTCCATTTCTTCCGGGGATGTGGTGAGTTCCGCCGCCGGGATGCGGGCGAGGTTGAAGCCGTTGCAGGGCAAGGTGTTCGTCAATAAGAATACGGGGATCCAGGCCGTGATTGAGGCGCGCGTTTCCGGCAAGACGGTGGGCAAGGCCGGGGCTTCACAAATGTCCGTGGCGAATTTGAAGGCGCTTGGGTTTTCCGCGGAGGTGGCCCGGAGGGTTCATTATACGGCGGCCACCCGCATTCATGAGTTGTTTGAGAATGCGGAGGATGGATTTTTTGAAGAGGCGTATAAACAAGATGCCTCAAAAGCCGGAGCCTATCATTTTTTCAATACAGTAGATATTGAAGGGATAGGAGCGTTTGATGTTAATGTTACAGCAATCAAATACGTTAAGGAACAGGAAGGTAACGTTCTTTACACGCTGGAATTGACCATAGAAAACCCCGCCACTAGGGGAGCTGCTAGCCGGGAAGGCCGCCTACCTACACCCTTCAAGGACGGGGTTTCTACCCGTAATTTATCTTCTTACCGTTCTTTTGTCGAGAAGGAAAAGGCGGCTGTCAGGAAGAAGGCGGAGTCTGACGGGACGTTCATGAAGGCTCCGAATGGGAAGGATACGAACCTGACGGAAGACCAGTGGCTTTCCGTGCGCACGGAGGCGTTTAAGAGTTGGTTTGGCGATTGGGAGCATGACCCGGAGAACGCTTCCAAAGTAGTGGACGAGAATGGGGAGCCGCTGGTGGTGTATCATGGTTCTCCGCATGTTTTTACCGTGTTTGACGTGGAGCGTTCCGGAGAGAATTTTAACCGGAGCCGGGAGGATGGAGGGTTGTTGTTTTTTTCTTCCCTGCCGGAGACGGCGGAAGATGTGCTTTATGATTTAGAGGGCCGTTTTCCGGGGACCGGGTTGGAGAGTGCGCGGCTGTATGCGTGTTTTATGAGGTTGAGGCGTCCGTTTATGCTGGATCTTGGCGATGCTTCACAGCGCCCGTTTTCCGGGGAGGGTGTGCCGGAGAACGTGAAGGGTTCCCCGATGGCGTGGTATTTGTTTCCTCACGAGTTGAGGAGAGGGTTTGATGAGGGGAATGCTCATGGCGCGGGTTATGACGGTGTTGTTTTGAAGGGCAGGAATGCTTATGACGGGAGTCCGGAGGTGTGGGGGATGGCTACGGATTCCCGGCAGGTGAAGAGCGCTGTCGATAACCGCGGGACGTTTGATTCAGATAGTCCGGATATTACGTTTTCCATTATTGGGGAGAAGGCTGAATCTTTCCAGGAGTACCACAATAACGGCCTTTCCTACACGGATCCGGCGGACGGGAAGCGGAAGGCGATCATTGATTCCCGCGGGGTGCGGTTGAGGAAGGAGCACGTCAGCGTGAGCGAGGGGGGGCATGTGAATGTTTCCCTGGCCGCGGCCCTGGATTTTCCGGAACTGTTCCGGGCCTACCCGGAGCTGCGGAGGCTGCGGGTGGATTTTTACCGGGACAGCGGGAGCGGCACGGGAGGGTTTACCGATCCGCAGGAGCATTATATTGCCGTGAATGTGGCACGGGGCGGGAAGAACGCGGCTCCCGGCATGGTGCTGGATACGATTTTACACGAGGTGCAGCATGTGATTCAGGGGTATGAGGGGTTTGCCCAGGGGGCCGGGAGCATGAGCCGGGAACAGGCGCTTGCTTATCTGGGCGGGAGCATGAGCCAGCTGGCGGGCCGGGGCGACGACTGGGCGAAGGCGGCCCTGCCCCGCCTGGAGCGGATGAAGCGGGAGCTGGAGGCTGGGACGTTGCAGCCGGCGTTTGTGTATGTTTTTTCCCACGGGGAGCAGGAGGCGCGGCTGGCCGGGACGTTTGAGAAGAATAGCGAGGGGGTCTTGATGAGCGGGCTGAACGGGTTCCGGCTGCTGGACGCTCCGCAGTTTTCGATTCCGCTGACGGGGGATATTACGGAGCTTGGCGGCATTACGTTCGGGGCCGGGAGGTTTGGACGGATGGCCGGCAGGGTTCTGGCTCCGAACGGGGATTGGCTTTACGATGAGATGGTGTTCAGGATGCGGGCCGCCACGCAGCGGTCCGTGAGTAAGCTGCGCCTGTTTGAGACCGGGGACCGGGAGCGCGGCCTTGAGCTGCTGGCGGAGGCGCAGGAGCTGATTTCCACGGTGGAGCGGTATTTGCCTGATTCTTACGGGTTCGGGCTGGAACCTTACAAGATTTGGCTGAATGTGTTTTCCCTGCTTTACGGGAATAGCGGGAAGATGGCGCCGGGTGATGCGGTGGCCAGCGCGTTGGAAGCGATTCCTATGAGGAGGTGGCCGGAGATTATGGAGGGGAGCATTGGCAGGAGTTTTGTCCATTGGGCGGAGAAGAGGCCGGAGCTGGAGGATGTGGTGGAGGAGGCCCGGAGGGAGATTGCCGAACGGCAGGCCGATTACGAGCTGGATTCTGCTCCGGACGCGGATAACAGGGCCGCCCTGGCGGCCCGCAAGGGGGTGGAACAGGAGGTGTGGCGCCGGTTGTTTGAGGAGCACGGGGCCGAGTTTCTGGAGGAGTACGGGGAGCAGAAGGTGTTCCGGCTTGTGGGGAAGTTTATGGAGCGCGTGGTGGAGCAGATTGACCGCTTCCGGAAGGACCGGACGCTGGGGCGCATCCGCCGCGTGGCGGCTTCCGTGGCTCCGCGGACGAGTCCGCAGGGGAAGCCGATGCGCGGGAAGATGGACGCGGAGAGTTACCGGAGGCTGGAAGAGCGTCTGCGATTGCTGGAGATGACCCCCGCCCAATATGACGCCTTTTTCCGCAGGAGTTTCCCGGAAGTTCTGGATGGAGATTCCGCAGACGGCCAGGAAGGGCGCACTCTTTGGGAAGACGTTAAGCCACAGGATTTTGTGACCGTGGAGACAACGGATGCGGAGGGCGGCGCTCTCACCCTGACGGTGACTAAAGCGACTTTTGAGGCTTATGCCTGTTATGAGAAGATGAATGTGGAGACGGCGGAGAATGCCTCCCGCGCCCTGGGCGAGTTTATCGCCACCAGAAGAGAGGCCTGGGAGAACGCCGCTGAGAGCAAGAGGAACGAGGTTGAGAATATGCTCCGCCCCGTGCTGGCGGCCGCCGGGAATACGGATGACCAGGCCATGGCGTCCAGCAGGAAAAAGGCGCGCCTGAAGACGTTGCCATCCGGCCCCATGTCCCTGGTTGGGTATTTGATGAATTTCAGCCAGTACATGCAGGCGTTGCAGTCCGTGCCCGCTTTCAGGGGGATTGCCAAAGATTTTGAACGCCGGGCGGCCCGGTTTGCCGTGCAGAAGCAGGCCGCGGAGAAAGATGCGCTTGATTTCGTGAAGAAGGCTGCCGGGCGCGTCATCCGCACGACGGACGAATACGAGATAGCGGATTGGATTTACGAGCAGCGCAGGGGCGCGGATACCGGCCTGACCATTACGGAGCAGGAACCGGATTGGCAGGGGAAGGCCAGAGAGGAGTACCGCGCGGGCGTCCTGGGTCTGATCCGCCGCAAAGTCCGTAAGCATGGCGCGGCTAAGACCCTTGCCCATGTTGCTTTTTTTATGGAAGATATGGACGAGGGGCTGAAAGAAGAAATCAGGCGCGTCTGGCCGGATGCGCGGGATGGAGTGTGGAGCGAGAAGGATGCTGCCGTGTTTACGGAGAAAGAGCGTGAACGTTACGGAAGCCAGAAGAGATACGTTGCCGAGCACGCCGCAACGGCCAGGAAGGGAAGCAAGTGGGGCAAAGAAAAGAGGCCTTATCAACCCCAGTCCTACCGTCTCAACAATATCAGCCGGATGGAGGCGGCTTATATCCTCCTGCTTTCCCAGCAGGAGGATTATCAGGAGATGCTGCGCCTGAAAGGGTTTACGCAGGACGTACTGGATGCCCTGGAGGCGTTTGCAGGGAAAGACGTGATGGAGTTTTCCCGCGCTCTCCGGGAAAAGCTGAACGAACGGGGGATGGCCGTGAAGGAGATGACCGAGAAGCGTTATGGAACGCCCTTCCCTCTGATAGAGAATTATTTCCGGGCGTTTTTCGATGTAGGTATTGAAGCCATTGACAAGTCTATCATGGACGCGGCTTCTTACGGGGATGCCGCCACGGGAGGGAAGTTCGGGCTTATCCACGCCCGGAAGAAACACCAGTCCAACCTTGATTTGACTATTGACGTGCTGACGGCTTATTACGCCGCCATGAATGAACAGGATGTTTACCTGCATGGATCGGAGATCAGCCGGGATATGCGCGCCCTTATCAATTACCGGGGAGAGTACGGGGCGCAGGGCGCGCGCGTTCTGGAGAAGGTTATTGGACGGGACGCGCTCCATAAGCTTCTGGTCTGGTGCGATTCCTTCGATAAGGGGATGGCAGGCAACGTCCGCGGGTTTTTGGAGATGCAGAAGAGCCTGAACCGCATCAGTTCCGCAGCGGCCATTACCCTGTTGCCGGGGCGCGTGGGGACGTGGGTGAAGCAGTCCACTGCCCTGATTAACGCGGCTTTCAGCTCGGATGAGATTGATCCCCATGAGTGGGCCGCCAGTATGGCCCGCATGGCGGCAGGCAGACTGGTTCTTTCCCCGCGCGCATTGATGGAGCGGGCCGCCCTGGACGCCAGAGATGCGACCGGGACGGCGGTCATCCGGGAGGCCATGAGCGCGGATGAGGCGGGGAGGTCCGCTTCCGGAGCCTGGAAGAAGCTGAATGTGAAAGGGATGAATCTGCTTACTCAGACGGATGTGGGCCTGAATGCCGTGAGTTCCGCCGTTCTTTATGACGCCGTTTACCGGAAGGAGATGAAGAGGCATCCCGGGTTAAGCAGGGAGGAGGCGGACAGGCGCGCCATGATGGAGGTGGAGCTTTCCCTTTCCCGCAAGGCCCAGCCCATGACGCCCCAGCAGCGTTCCCTGGCGGCGCAGACGCGATCCGTCTGGAATGTCGGCATGCTTTTCCTGGGGGGTGAGAGTATTAATACTTTTGCGGAGACCGTTGCCCTCTGGAAGCAGGGCGGCCTGAAGAATAAGGCGAAGTCCGTCAGCATGTTTTACGCCCACGGCCTTTTGCTGGCGGCCATGAGCGCCATGCTTAATTTTTTCACGGATGATGAAAGACGCCGTAAACGCCGGGAATGGTGGCACATTTTTATTGACGCCGTTCAGGGTCCCCTGCAGGGCATCCCCTTCCTGGGCGCGCTGGCAGGCGGAGCCATCCGCGGCATGTCTTCCCTGTGCGGCTACCGCTATTACACGGCTACCACTTCCCTTGTTCCGTTCGCTTCCTGGGATAATCTGGAACGGGCCGGAAAAGATCTCGTCAGGCTTTTTGACGAGGAGGATAAGGATTGGGAGGATTTTCCGCTGGCTTTCATGGGCGCCCTGCGCATGGCCGCTTTCGGTGCAGCACTGGGCGGAGCTTCCTCCCCTAAAGGGGCCAAATTCAAAGCCGCCGCCTATTCCGCCGCCGCTTTCCTCAACCTGACCGAGTTCCTCCTTCGCGCCATGAAAGGACTCCCGTTAAGATTGGAAGGGAAGTGAGGTTGATATGAGCAACATCATTACTAATGATATTGCTCAAAATGGAGTGGACTGGGATAAGTGGGTTGGGAAGCGCAAGTAGTTAAAGTATCTTATCCAGTATAAACAAGTGCGACTACTTAAGGATGGTGTCTGCTTTAACAACTTTTTCTTTTGCTTGCTTCTCCAAATTTGGAACTACTCTAAACATAGAAGCAAGCTCTTTTGCATCCTCAATTGACATTCTAATTGAAAATTTGCCTGTCTTTGGATCATTAAAAAACAACTGAACATGGGAACTTGTTTTTCCAAGCACATCTATCATTGATTTAGATTCATTCAACATGGATATAAAATAAATATCAAACGAATACTTTCTTGGATTTTTTTCTAATGGAGCATAGTAAGAGGCAACAAATTTATTTGTTGCTAATTCACTATCTTCCACTATATCGGCCCATTTTGCACATTTTTCTAAACTTTTTGCTATATTGATTGCATCTTTGTTTAAAAAATATTGTGTAACAAATCTAGGGTAGATATTTTTTTTAATTTTATCTTTCGGATGTATAAAAATCACCAATCTACACCATTCATCACTTGAGACATGCAAGTGCATTTTAAAATCACATTCATTCAAAAAATGTATATTTAATATTTTGTCACTCTTTACAGAACATTCGGTTCGAGCAAATGAGACTCCCGAAATAAATACCCACACCGCAAATATCACATATAGAATCTTCATAGAATGGAATATTTACTAGCTCCTCCACAAATCTTGCAGTTCACACCGCTGGGTGTATCGCTGGCTCGCCCTTTGCAAGCCCGGTAGTACCGGCAACCTTTGTTATGGGTCTTGCCCGTTGAGCTGATCCAGTACGCTTTTTCTTCCGCTGTTGGCTTGGCTGCTGGTTTACGGTGGTAGTGGTATTCCCCTGTTTTGCGGTTGTAGTGACCGCCGTTGGCGTCCAAGCCGCCAGGGTGCGCTTCCGAGAATGAAGTGAGAGAAATAACAGCTAAAATGAGAGAGAATAGTCTCATACAAATTCATAATACCATGAAATAAAGAGATTTGTAAATAATTTGCTTAACTCTTTCAAAAGCATTGTGAAAGGATTATTTCCAACATTTATTTACATTTTTTACCTGTAGTTTATCGTTGTTTGTTAGAGGGGGCCATGGTATCGCCTTTTCCGTGAGGTTGCTGTTTTTCTTTTTGGCCAGCATTTGCATTTCTTATGGTGAAAGCTTTAGGGGCTTTGTCATCAATGTGATTAATGGCGATACAATTACTGTTTTGGAGAAGACGCCAGAACAAAAACAAGCTTACAGAGTTCGTTTGAAGGGAGTTGATGCTCCTGAAAAAGGGCAGTATGGCTACAGTGGGGCTAAATATTTTTTGGAGAAGTTGATATGGGGTGAAATGGTCACGGTTCAATATTCGGGGCGTGACAAGAACGGAATTATTTTGGGGCTGGTATTGTATGGGGGCACGTTTGTGAATTATGAAATGGTCAAAGAGGGGTGGGCATGGTACGACAAAAAATATTTCGATAGCCAGGAGCTTGAGAGGTTGGAAGCTTCAGCGAAGAAGGAGCAGAAAGGATTATGGGCAGAGGAGAATGCGATTCCCCCTTGGGAATGGAGAAAAGGAGAGAGGGGTAAGGAGCCTTCCCAGGATAATAAAAAGATAGTTACTTATTGGATCAGCTCAACGGGAAAAACGCACCTTCCCGGATGTCGGTATTATGGTGTGGGGATGGGAGCGTTTAATAATCTTGGAACGGCAGATTATTGCGGCCTATGCTGGAAGATGCCCAAGGTGAAAGTCAGGAAGTCTGAACTGACTTATGATCCTTTTCCTGGGCCAGTAAAGACATCTTCTTCCCCTAGAAGATCATATTCGAGTCCCAGGCATAATTCCGTTTATCATCATGTGTTTTCTCCAAGCACGAGTACCGATTCCAAAGGACGCATTATTTACACGGGACCGCGTGGAGGAAGGTATTACATTAACAAGAACGGGAATAAGACGTATATCAAAAGAAAATAAAAGCCCCCTGGTCCGGAGACCAAGGGGCGAAGCATTCTAACGTAAAGAGGCCAAATAATAGCCTCTTTTCTCAGAACAAGCAACTCCTAAATCATTGTTTCAGTATCATTATTTGAAAATGCGTACTGGAATTGTTATTAAAGAAGGGGAGGATTTGTCCAATAAAAAGGAGCTGCCCCGATAGAGGCAGCTCCTAAATTGAGGTTGAGGATGTCAGTCTTACCAAATTCCGCCTAAGAAGACGATCCAAACAACCGGGCAATATTTGCTGCTAGGAGCTACGCTGATGAATTTGGTGAAGATCGTGGCGAATGTAGTAGGTTAGGAGATACATATTTTAATTTAATGTCTCTCTTTATCCTTCTTAGGGTAAAGCCACCAAAACACTATTGCCAATAAGCCTATTATATTCACTATAAAAGAAATTATGACCGTATTCATTATTGAATCGCTTAGTTCAAAATGAAATACGCCGTCATAACTTTTTTTCAAGGAAAAACACAAACCCACAGTTCCACATAAAATTGTGTAAATCAATCTCGTCAATTTATGTACATCTTTGAACCATGGTATGGTTTCAAAAATAACTGCCGTAATAAAACCAATTGAACCACAGGATAATACATTTAAAATACCACGTATGGTTTGCAATGAAATACATTTCATCCCCTGAGAGAATAAAATGACAAATAAAAGGCAAGTACAGACTATTACCAAAATCATGGATATCCAAGCAAAACATATCCTGAGATCATAAACCTGCACTTTATGTTTATTTTTCTGGCGTTCTTTTTCTTTACGACTTTCTTCCCAGTCTTTATCTAATACCTTTTGTTTCGTTCTAACTTGTTTAGGGTGTTCTGCGAGCAATATATGATCAAAACTTGCATCAATAGAAACTCCTAAATTTTTATCGTCTTCACGGTCATCAAGAGGAAGCTCTTCACTCATTGTTAGACGCAAGTATATCTTCGTTAGTGATTTTTTTGTATTTTCCCTTGCCGTCTCCCCAAATTTTTTCCCATGGTGAACCTGGCTTATGCGATAGCCCCACTAATTCTCCAGCTGTAAATTTTTTAAGTTTATTCCATGTTTTCTGTATGATGATTACAGCAGCTTGTGAGATTTCAACGTTGTCGCAACTCGCAATATTTCCCGTGATGGGCTTGTCTTTCCATTCTTTTAGACTTTGGTAAAGAGATGGAATAACTGGCCCATATTGCCACGCTTCTACTTCATCTTTTATAAGAGGATTACCTGTTGTAATCAAAGAAATGTAATGAGCAAAATATACGAGCTTCTGCATTTTCAGATTAGTGACAGGAATGGCATTGGGAGTCTCTCTTCTGCTCAAATCTAAAAAATAGTCAGCTACAGCTTGAGATGACAAGCCTTTCCATTCCTCTAAGCGGAAAGGATCTATTTTACTCATTTCATTCTCCTTTTCCATAAGTAAACTCTACTTGGGCCTTTTTATCATAGGCAATGATAGTTTGCAAAGCGATTATGAACACTACCTGACGAGTCTTATCCAGTTTGGGAATGGAACTTCACCCTGCCTAATGCGTTATTTTCGTCTGGACTTGTTCTCCAGTATAGCCTTCTTTGGGCGGAAAATAAAAAAGAGAGTTTACCTATAACATATCTCCCCGGAGCGTCAAGCTTTCTCCCACCTGTCCAGGGTTTCCACGTATAGAGCGGAGATTAAGAGAGAGAAGCCAATATTTTTTCCCACCGTTCTTTTGCTCCCTTACGAAAAATGGCTACCCCCCTAGTTCTAAGACGGATATCATTTCGCTGTTCTTCATTAAAGTTCTGCCATTTTTCATACGCCAAGCTTAGGAATACCATTTGAGCTATTTCTTCATACGATGTGTGAAGAGCATCTTTTAGGTGGTTGTATGCTTCATTACGCCCAAATTGTTCTTTTACATATTTAGGCAGGCATTCTCTATAACCAGAACGCTGATATTGAAGATTGAATATATTGTACTCACATTCGGGCAATATATCTATGGCGTAGGAGAACAATTCATTTTTATATTCTTCCGATAAATCTGGGACAGAATCTATACGTTTAAATATATGAGAAAGTTCTTTTGTTTTGTGACGGTATTTGTCAAGATGAGAAAGGAAATTTGAAAAATATCCACGAATTAATAAGGTGTCTCTATCATCGTTTGCAGCAGCATTTATCAATTTTTCAATTTCCTTTCCAGCCAGATTGCATATTTCTTGTGCCGCCAATTCTCCGTTTTTTGTTTCCCAATTTATTACTTCATTTGTTTTATTATCTAATTTTTTAAAGCGAATAGTTATTTTTTTGAGACTGTTTTCAAACTGTTGAATTTGGTCGTAAATACACCTAATCTCTTCATCTTTATTATGCTGTTTTTGTTGTTCAAGTTGATTTAATTGCAACTTTGCCTGTTTTTTAAGGATATTTTGAGTTTGTTCTATTGCCGATTGTTGTGATTTGATGCTGACTTTCTGCTGTATGAGAGTACTTATCAATACGGCAAACGCAAGCCCTGAAAATAATGCGTTAAGAAACCCGAATTGGGAACCAAACGATGCTACATCACCAGGCATGTTTAATCCTGTAATAATGGATAGCAAGTAGTTGTATGAAAAGCAAATGATAACTATTGAAAAAATGATAATGAAAAGATAGGCATCCTTTTTCATTGATGCGTTATTCTGCGATAAAGTTAACGAGTTTGTTGATAGTATTTCCTAGGATTTGGACGTCACCGCCTAGGCCATTAAGGAGGGATTTGAGTTGAGCTAGTTTTTTTTCTGCTAGCAAAGCTCTGTCTCGCCATTCAGAAGAGCTGACCGGCACGGCTGACTGGCATGGTGTTTGGTTTTCCGAACGCCCCCAAAGGTAGTCCATAGAGACACCGAAGAAGTCAGCGAGACGGCTTAATTCTCCGGATTTGGGGGCGGTCCTCCCTTTCAAATAGCTGGAGATAGTAGCTTGAGAGATATTTGTCATTCTTCCTAACTCATTCTGACTAAGACCTGTTTTTTTCATCAATGCATCTGTTCGAGAAATAAATATTGGATTTGCAATAATTTCTTGTTGCATTCGTTTTGTTTTGTTGTATCAGTTTTTCTGTAACCAGCGTTGCGCGCTCAACAACGAACGTCAAAACCGCTGGAAGAGTAACAGAAACAGCATACCAGACTATGAGTAAGACTCAACAGGAAACCGATAACGATACCGGGTTCGTGTTAACCCGGCAGTATCTCTACGACAAAGGTTATAATTACAGCTCCGTCACCAGGGCTTTGCTGATGAGAGAGGGGATTGAGGTGTCAGCCCAGACGATCCGTCAGATTTGCAAGGGGACGCGGACGCCGCGGCCAGGATTGGTGGAGGCCATCAGAAGCCTGCCGAAGGTGGTTGTGTGCTAACCCCGCCCGAAGAACCCCAAGAAGCCGGCGGCATGAAGTATGGTCCCATCGAAACAATCCTGGCTACTCCTGCAATGAAAGAAGAGTTGCAACAAAAAGGACGTATAGAATTGCTCTGTTCCGAAGGTTTTCAAACACTTAGAGCAGTAAAAGAGCAAACTCCATTCTGGATGGATGGAATCTATGTGCGGGTCATTGCCCGTAATGAGAGAGCTACGGTAGTTCTACTGGAGGAGGAGTGTGTTTCCGTTCCTTCGACTGGTAGCGATGTTGGAACAAAAAGTGTTCACCTACAGTAGATTTAATTTCAATAGTTTCCAGATGGGTAACAATTTCATGGAACTGTTCATGCGAAATGTAGATAGGGTAGTCATGGTCGGTAGTGATGATATAGCAACAGCCCACATATCCTTCAATTGCGACAATATGATCAATATTGACATAACAGAATACTCCGGGTTTTCCATCGGAATACCTGCCACCATTAAGACCTTCCTGTAGTTTTATGAATTTAGGCATAACGGAATAGTAGCCTGACAGCTTTCATCTTCAAGAATAATGAGCCGGCATGCGCATGAATTTAGGCAATACGAGCACATTCAAAGCCAAGACGTTACATTGGCAGGCTCTCCACTTTTATTTAAGTAATAACAACCAATATTAATCACTAACAAATAATCAATGATGAACTGGACTGAATTTATTGTTGTCACGATGCTCAACCTGGCAGGCTACTTGTCCGCGTTGATGCTTGGTATCAGCCTGGGAGAGAAACACATCATACGCCAGGTAAACAGAACCCTGGATCAGATGAGAAAGGAGCGGGCATGATTGTCGAATACGATAACGAGGATCGGTGCATCCGGGTGAATGGCGAATACGTCGCCATCCGGGAAGCGGAGGGCCTCATGGACGATTTGACGCTGGCGATTGACCAGTGGGAAGTGGATCACGCCGCGCAGTGCGACAACCCTGACGGACATGATGACGACTGACATGGAAGAAGCCCTGATCGAAGATTTGAAGCTGCTCGGCTGGCACGAGCTTTAACTAATCGCCCGGCCCAGGTGGGGCCTGAAACCAAAAACACAAATCGAAACGGAAAAGAGTAATACGGTCTGGCAGGCGCGGGGCGGCGTAAAGTCCCGTCCGGGCGGCCATTTTAATTAACCGAATATGAGCACGAATGAAAAAACGTTGAAGAGTCTGGCGGATGCCCTGGAAACCATAGCCAGGGTTCTTAAGGAGGCTGCTTCTTCTCCTGTTCCTTCCTCCCCGGAGGCGGCGAGCGTGGGATTATTGCCTGATTCCGACGAGGCGCAGGCGATTGCCGCCTTCCGCGGCAAGGTAGTTGTCACTCTGGATGACGTGAGGTTCATGACGGGCTGGGGAAGAGAGCGTATTCTTGCCCTTGTCCAGGACGGCAGCATTCAGGCATTGCCCGGAACAGGAAGCGCCGGATGCCCCTATGAGTTCCCTGCCCTGTCTGTATGGCGCTATATCCACCAGCAGGATCATGCGCAGAAGCCTCAAGTGAATGGAGTGGATATGAATATTCTTCCCCCGCGCAGAAGACGAAAGGGGGCTGCGGCATGAAGAGTTTTTTCAAATTTCTGGGAGCCTGCTCCTTTGGTTTTTCCGCTGTAAGCCTGTTCTGGCTGGCGGTGGAGTTGGATAACGCCGAGCTGCAGGCCGGCAAGAGTCCGCATTCCGGGTTTTGCCCGGAGTCTCCCTCCCCCATGAAAGCTTTTGACGGTTTGGAAAAACCGTCCCGCCCTCACGGCATGAGGAAACAATGAGTTGGCCGGGGACGGCGGCAACCGAACCCCGACCTGTTATCAATAGCTAACCAATAGAATACTAATAACGTGAATACCAATACTACAAACGAACTTTCCAATCAAGCGCCGGGCAATCCGTTTGCCGTTCAGGCTTCCGCAGGTGGCGGAGCCCTGGCTGCCATGACGAGCAATGCAGCCGTTACTTCCGTGCTGGCGTCCATCTGGATTGCCAAGCAGTTTCCGCGCGACTTGGCCGAAGTGACGGCCCGCATGAACCAGGCTTGTTCCCGGCTGACGCTGGCGCAGTCCGCCACGTATGCTTTTCCCCGCGGGGGAACGACGGTGGAGGGACCCAGCATCCGGTTGGCGGAGGCGCTGATCGGGGCCTGGGGGAATTCGGAGGCCGGATGGAAGGAGGTTGCCCGGCACTGGGATCCAAAGGGAGCGGACGGCAAGGGCTGCATGGTTTCCGAGTGTGTGGCGTTTTGTTTTGACAAGGAGACCAACGTGAGGAGAGAGATTGCCTTTACTGTGAATCATACCCGTGACAAGAACGAGTATGAGGGCGGCAAGAAGGTAATGAAACGTGTTGCCCTGGAGAGCGAACGGGACGTGTACGAGCTGTGCGCGAACATGGCTTCCCGCCGAATCCGCGCCTGTATTCTCCAGGTACTCCCCGGCTGGCTGACGGAAGAGGCCCTGGCGGCAACTAAGAAGACGCTGGAGAATGGAGATTCCCGCCCCCTGGCTGACATGATTCGCTCTATGGAGGCGAAGTTTCTGGAGTACGGCGTTTCCCGTGCCCAACTGGAAGCCAACCTGGGGCACAAGCTGGAAGAGACCACCAGGCCGGAGGTGGTGAAGCTGGGGAAGGTGTACAACAGCATTGCCGACGGGATGGTGCGGGTGAAGGACGTGTTCCCGGATGACGACCAATCCGCCAGGGAGCCCGCCCTGCCGAAGACGGACCCCAGGACAACGCAAGCCCCGCCGCCTGTGGCTACGCCGGCGCCGCAAGACGGCATTCCTGGCCTGGATGTGCCGGAGGATATGCCCTCCTTTGGTTCTTTTGATCATTAACCCCTAACCTGTTGACGACGATGGACGCAATGGAAATGGTCAAAGACGAACGGCAGGGACGGCCCAGCGCGAGCGGGATGCAGCGGCTTTTCCTCTGCCCCGGATCCTGGCAGGCGGAGAAGAAGTGCCCCGTGGAAGAAGAAAGCGAAGACGCCGCCCTGGGAACCATGCTGCACGCCTGCATGGAACATGGAACGACGCCGGAAAATCCGGAGGATGCCGAAGCCGTGGCCTGGTGCCGCGAGATGGAAGACTCCCTGTGCAACAAGTATCTGGGATGCTCGTACATCCGTTATCGGGAACTCAGGTTGTTTGAGCGCGGCGACCGTCTGTTCTCCGGCAAGCCGGATTTGGTTGCCGTGGGAGTACGCAAGGCTTTCGTGGTTGATTACAAGTTCGGCCGTCTCCCCGTGGCGGCTGCCGAGTGCAATTTGCAGTTGAGCGCCCTGGCCGTGCTGGTGATGGATATGTTTGACGAGGGGGATATAGACGAGGTGTTTGTGTGCATTTTGCAGCCTTACGCGAGCCGGAAGGAGCCTGCCGTATGCCGGTACACCCGCGAGAGCGTGGAGCAGGCGCGGGCGTTTTTCCGGGCCTGCATTGAGCAGGCACAGGATGAGCACGCCCCGTTGAAGCCCAGCGAGAAGGCTTGCCGGTATTGCCGGGCCCAGTCTTCCTGCCCGGCGGTGAAGCTGGCTTTGGTGCAGGTGACGTCCGGGGATTTGACGGCAGCCTGGGAGGAATGGTCTCCCGAAAAACGGAGGGAAGCCTACGATCTTGCCAAACTGGCGAAGCGGTGGGCGGCTTCCGTGGAGTCCAAGGTGAAGGCGGATTTGAAAGCCGAGGTGGAGATTCCCGGTCTGGTTCTGGCTCCCGGCAAGAAGGCGTTTACGATTACGGATGCCGCTGCGGCCTTTCAAATCCTCAACGGCTTATTCCCGGACGGCATCACGGCGGCTGCGTTCACAGGCTGCTGCAAGGTAGGGATTACCGACCTTGACAAGCTGGTGCATGGCGTGCGCAAGGCTGCGGATGCCGGCGCCAAGGTGGCCGAGTCCAAGAACTGGCTGCGGAAGACGCTGGCCGGATGCGCGGAAGTGAAGGTTTCTGACGGATCCGTGAAGGAAGTGGAAGGAGGTGCGGCATGATGACCACATTGACCATTACCTTGCCCCACACGCCGCGGGAACTCTCGCCTAACGCCAAGACTCCCCTCACGCAGAGGGGGGCCATTGTGGCAAACAAGAAGAAGGTGTCTGCCAAACAACGTGCCCGGACGATGGCGTGGGCAATCACTTGGGAAGCCCTGAAGGGGCAGAAGTTTGTACCCACTCACTACCGGGTAATCTGGTATTTCAAGGGAGATCCGCCCGATGATGATAATGTCCTGACGCGCTGTAAATATTATAAGGACGGGGCGTGCAAGGCCATGAAGATTGACGACGGCCCCCTGCGTTGCCTGGGGATTGAGCGCGTACATGATCTTACCCGCGCCGGACAGGTGGAAATCGTGTTTGAAAGGAGGGACGATGAAAACGCCTAAATGCCCTGTTTGCGGTGTACCGTTGAAACCCATACGAGGATATGATGTCCATGGAATAACAACCGACTGGGTTGCTGGTTGCTACAATTGTTTCTTCCAGAGTTCCCATTTTTGGAAAACCAAGAAGGCATGTATTGAAGATATGGATAGGCTTGTTTCCCTGTTTCCTCCCATCATGAGGGTCTGGCCCGGAGATGAGGTTTTATGGGGAACCGATCCTGTCACGGTTCTTGATAAGGACATTCAGTGTGGAGAACTGATGGTGATAAACTCGCAAGGAAATAAATATATTATAGAACAACATGTTATTGAGAAGTGGCCGTGGGAACTTAAACAGAAAGGAGGGGACAATGGACAATAACTTTATTGTACGAGTACATAGGGGCACAATGTTTTTACCTGATGATGGAGTTGGAGGGTATCAGGTATTTGACGTAAAACAGGACAAACTTGTAGCTATTTTTTACATTAACCCATTGTCACAAGCTGAATCCTATTTCAAAGCGGAAGATTTGGCGTATGAACTTAACACAAAGCCCGAAAAGAATGAGATGACACTTAAACGAAAAGGAGCCAAATGATGCTTTTTGATATTATACAGCTTTCCGTTATATTGGCCACCATTGCTGTCTTTGGGTATTACTATTACCTGGCAGGAAAGATTAAAGGTTTTCTAGATGCTATAAGAGTTTTTATAGAATACAGCGACGATGAACCAAGAAAGGATGATAATAAATGATAATTATTGATTTATTTGATATTATCACGGTTTCAGTTTTAATCGTGTTGGGGATTATTTTAATTATCCAATATATTATATTAAAAATAAAAGGAAAATGAATGCTGAACAGAAAGCTTTTTACGAGTACGGGGAACTGTTTCAACTCTGGAAGGATGCCCGTAGGTGTGTCTTCTGGCATGAAGAGTCCCATGAAGATATACGCCGGGAAATAGTCCAAAAGGTCTGGCAGAAGCGGGCCGAGTGTATGGCGTGGGTGCATCCTATGAGGCGAAGATGCTCTAATTGTAAGTATGAAATGTCACAGTACAAATGGTGTACGGTGTGTGCCAATGAAGGATTGCCTATTTACTGGGAGCCGAGAAAGGAGGGAGAATGAACAGGTATCACCGAAAATGGCTTCGGATATTTCGTCATCGTGAAAATGCGTTTCTCCGTCGCGTTTTCTTTAGGGACGGAGAGCATGAACATGGAAAAAGGTATGAGACCATGCGAAAAGCGGCCCGAAGACTTAATGCGCTCCGCATGAGGCATGTATGGAATAAGCCGTGGATTCCTATTGATGACAAGGGGAGGGCTCTGAAATACACGGCGGACGCCGCGGGGGAGAACACGGATGTGAATCCGCATAACTCGCTGGAAAACGCACCCGCCCAGGTGGGGGAAACCCTGGCGGACGGAAAGGAGGGGGAATGAAAGCCATTCTTGACGCCTGCTGCGGCTCCCGCATGTTCTGGTTTGACCGCCGCCATCCTGACGTGGTGTTCATGGACCGCCGGGAGGAAACGCACACGCTTTGCGACGGGCGCACTCTGGAAATCAAGCCGGACGTCGTCGGGGACTTCCGGGAGATGCCTTTCAGCGACGAGTCTTTTCGTCTTGTCGTGTTCGACCCTCCGCACCTAATTCACGTCGGGGAATCGTCCTGGCTGGGCAAGAAGTACGGGAAACTGGACCGGAAGACATGGAGGGATGATTTGAAGGCCGGATTCCGGGAGTGTTTCCGGGTTTTGGAACCGGGCGGCGTTCTGGTGTTCAAATGGTGTGAGGATCAGGTCAGCACGGCAGAAGTGCTGAAGCTGGCCAGCCATGAACCTTTGTTCGGGCACCGCCGCGGGAAGACCGTCTTCCTGGTATTTATGAAATCTACAACCCCCAACTGACGCTTTTTTGATATGGCCGGAGACTGGATCAAAGTTGAACACACGACGCCCGACAAACCGGAAGTGGTGAAGCTGGCAGGCATCCTTGGCATTGATCAGGATGCCGTGGTTGGCAAGCTTCTTCGCCTTTGGATTTGGGCCGATCAGCAATCCGTCTCTGGTAACGCCATCACCGTTACAAATTCGTTTCTCGACCGTCTCGTATTCTGCCCCGGTTTCGCCGCCGGGCTTGTCAAAGTCGGCTGGTTGAATGGACGCGAGGGCCTCCTTTCAATCCCCAATTTTGACCGCCACAACGGCCAAACCGCCAAAAATAGGGCCAATACGAACCGCCGTGTTGCGAATAGTAGAAAAGCTCATAATGAGCGAGTTACAAAAACATGTAACGAAAATGTAACGCTTGGAGCGTTACAAAAACCGTTACCAGAGAAGAGAAGAGAAGAGAATAAACAAGAAAATAATGCAGGGGGATATAACACGGTGGTTTGTAGCGAGCCGCCTACTGATCCTGCCTCCCCTATCCCGAACCGGGAACGCTTGAACGATGTCCGGGGGATTCGCTGCGCCGACAACCATGCGGACCTGGGATCTTCTCCCGGCGCTGCCCGGTTCGTGGCAGCGTGCCTGGACATCAATCCGTCCTGGGGCCGGACGATACCAACCGCCATTGAGACGGCGGCCGCGCTTGAGGCGTACCGGTCCGCGCAGGGGCGGGTGACGCCGCGGGATATGGAGATGCTCAAGGCTTACTACGCCAGCGGCTTGACGCATGACCGGAGCAATAAGGCTTTTTGGCGTCCGGACAGCCGCAGGAAGTTCTGGGAGTGTTTTGGCGATGTGCTCACCCACGCCGACCGCTGGGCGAAGGAGTCGCGCTGGAAGCCCGTCTCCGCCCGCAAGAAACCGAAACTCGAAGAACCACGGCAGCCGGAAGGGCCCGTTGTGGATACCGACACGGCGGCGAAAGAACTGCGAGAATGGAGAAAAGAATTAGGATTGGGAGGTGAGGCATGAAGCAGTCGGAGTTAAAATTGATGTCTATCATGTCTGCTGCTTTTTCACGGCTGAAAATGTCTCCGGTTCAGATAGCCATTCTTTCCTGTATCGGTCTTAATCCCGGCATTCGGTTCGGAGAAATTGCCAACCGCGTTTCCGTATCTTCCAGCCGTCTGTGCTTTCACTTGAATACCCTTTGCGGTGCAGGAGACGTTTCTACCTCCCAATATGGTGGCAGATTCAAAAAAGGTTATTTCCTCACGGCACAAGGGCGTAAACGATTGGAAGACGCGATCACACGAACGATGAAAGATCATGCCTAAGAGAGATAAAACATCTATTGCCACAGAGAAGAAGAAGGAATTTGCCAGGCTCTTGGTTGAGTCAAAATTGTCCAAAGCGGACGCATATCGTAAAGCTTACAAGCGCAAGGACATGAGTAATGACGCGGCCAGTAAGGCGGCTTCTCGTTTGTCCAAAGATGGCGAAATTTTGCGAATGATTGATGAATTGAATGCCCAGTTGGACAGATCAGCGGTTGCCACCAAGCAGGAATGCCTTGAGTTTCTTACTGCTGTGTTGCGTACACCTATTGGGAAAGTCGGAGAGGATTCCCCTTTGTGCCAGGAGGTTGCCTACACGGATTCAGGGATGCGCAAGAAGATGCCCGGCAAGATTGAGGCGGTGAGGGAACTTTCCAAGCTGGCCGGTTACAATGAACCGGAACCGGTGGATGTACCAGGGCTTTCAAAGATTGCCGCAGTACTTGCCGGAACGAAACAGGAGCATCTTGTACATCCTGATAATGGTAAAGCCGCTCCGATTGAGTTTGACGACGAGCAGGAAGCGCCGGAAGACAAGAAACGCCGCCCAGGATTACTAGACGGCGTGGGGAATGAACCGTTGGTTTAAAGTTCTATTTCACAAGATTCCAAACTTAGATTGCTTTTTAACTTCATTTCGTTTTGGAGGAATTGTATATTATCTTCTGATAATCTTTCGATAAAGTCATTCCTTTCAAATAGACCTTTATATAAAAGATAATTCTTTATTTTATCATATTTAAAAATCACACCTAAAAAATATATCAAGTCCCAATCTTTTTGCGGAAACATATTTTTTATTATATATAAATATTTTTCTTTTTGTTTTTTATTCAGGAAATCTTCGGTTATTATCATCAAAATAAAATTGTACGTAGAATCAATCCATGGTCTTATAGTTAAAATACAATCTCCAATCCAATAAAAATAAGAAACACCATAATTACCAATTTTAAATTCCATTATATTTTTTTCTATATCATTAATAAATGATATTACATCATTTATAAAATCAATATTTTTATTCGGCTCCTTCAAAAGCGCTCTATTTTCTGTATAAATACTTTTTATAAAAACAATTTGCTGATAGAAAAAACTTTCAAACTGTTGATTTTTCATCAACTTATTTTGAAGTTCAAATTCATTAGCCTGTCTTTCCTGCTCCCTGCATTGAGCCTTCAATTCCCTGCGTTGCAAACTCAATTCTCTTCTTTGAAGTTGAAGTTCTAAACGCTGCTGACGAAGAGCATAAATGAAACAAATGAAAGCGGATCCGGAAAACAAGGCATTTAAACCTCCGTACATATCACCACTGATTCCGAAACGGGAGGTTTCTGGGAAATTGATTCCTTCAAACAACCAGTCCGCTATACCAAGACTTCCCCATGTGATGAAGGGCCATGCAATGAAAAGTACGGAGACAATGATGAGCAAGCCATACATACAATTCCGCTTTGAACGTTTCTTTTTCGGAGAAGATTCTTGATCTGCCATAGAGGAAAATGTAATCCCTTCATATCCCGATTGTCAAAGTATTTCACCAATCTAACCATACAGATTTAGTCAAGTTACGGTTGTATTCATCCTCCTTCGTTTTGTTGTAATGATGGTACATGATTCGATGCGCTTTCAACGGAGGCGAGCTTTCTCCTACATCCGCCGTCCGGGCGGACTTGGATAATTTTCACCGTGGGGCTTCCAGGATTGAGAATCTGGACCTGGGCCAGATGGGCGGCGTTTCCCGGCGCCGCGGGTTCCGGCGCGTGGCTGCCGCTTTAGAGGGTTCCGTGATTTTGCCTTATGTTTATTCCACCAATGACCGTTTTCTTGTGGAGGTGTCCCCTTCCCTGTTGCGCGTGTTGTCCGCCGAGGGGGATGTGGTTGCCTCCCTGACTTCCGTATGGAACCAGGACGATGTTTCCTCTTTGCGCCACAAACAGGTGAACAGCATGCTGTTTCTGGCCTGCCCCACGCATGAGCTGATGGTGCTGAGACGGGATGACGAGGGCGCGTTTTCCCTGGCTCCCTATGAGTTTAAGGCCCGCCCCTGGCGGTATGAGGAGTTCCGGGATTTTCCGGTGCGCCTGACGCTGGATGAGGGGTGTTACAGGGTGTCTTTCGGGGAGCATGCGTCCGATGCGGACGCGGCGGTGAATGAGGGGGATGTGATGCGCGTCCAGGTGACGGTGCCCCAGCAAACCGGGTTCAGCACGGGGGCCGTGGTTCGCCAGGGCTGGGTGATTGCCAAGGCGTTTACGGCAGCCAGCACTTTCACGGCTGGGAAAAAGCTCTGCCTCAATGAGGGGAGTTATTGGTCCTGGTGGACGTGCGACAGGGATTTTAACGGGGCGGCGGATTTTGTGGACGGCCTGACGTCTCCGGCGGATTATCCGGAGCATTTTCATAAGGGTGTGATTTGCCATTCCAATACGATTACCTGCAAGGGGACCTGGACGTTTTATTGTTATAAGGAGTGGTACGGCACGTATGCCGTGGAGCGGCGTTTCCCGAATGAGGATTGGCAGCTGCTTGGTACGTCCAATTCTCCGGTGGGGGCCGCTTCCAATTTGCAGCTGACCGGGGACGAGGCGGGGGAGGAGTGTTATTTGCGCCTGATGTTGTATGAGTCCCAGCTTTCCAGCGGTTCCGATCCCAGCCAGGGGTTTCCGGCTGATTCCTGCGGGAATAAGCTGGTGGTGGATGCTTATAAGAAGGATGTGGTGCTGCGGCTGCATTCCCTGTCTACCAGCGACGTGCGCAAGTTGACGCTGCCTTTGGGGAGTGATTTTTGCGATTTTTTCGAGAAGAAGGGGCTGCCGGTTTTTTCCGCATTGTTGGTTGATGGGGCCAAGGTGGACGGCGGGTTTGAGGTGTCCAGGGAGGGACGGACGCTGACGGTGAAGCCCGATGGGTTGACGACGGATGATGTCGGCGCCGGGAGTATGGTGCGCCTGGAATGGGAGCAGGCAGAGGTGAGTTTGGACCGGTTTGCGGAGGGGTCGATTGAGATGTATCGTTTTTTTCTGCCGGCGGGTACAGTCGTGTCGATGCAGGGGTTTGTCTGCGTTTATGCCGGGCAGACGATTCAGCTGAATTCAACGTTGAATGTGTGTTCTTTTTGCGAGGGCAACGGTGGTTCTTATTCGTTGATGCCTGTGTTTTCCACGATGGAGGAGGCATCTTTTACAGTGCCGGAGGACGGAGTTTATGTGGTGAGGATGGAGACCTGGCCCGGAGGATCCGTCAGCCAGCGGGCCAGAGTGCAGCTGGAGGTGCCGGCCTGCACGGCGTGGATGGAGGCGGAGGCGGCCGAGGTGACGGCTTCCGCGGAGTATTCTCTTTGGGATAATGTTTCCGCGGTTCCGGAGGGGGTTCCTCCGTCCGGGGAGTCGTTGATGTGGAGTTTCGCGGCGTTCCGGGGGGTGTACGGGTTTCCTTCCCTCGTGGATGTGTTTCAGCAGCGCCTGGTATTGGCCGCTACGCAGGCCCAGCCGCAGACGGTGTGGTTGAGCAAGACGGATGACCTCAACAGTTTCGAGGTGGGGAAGCAGGATGATTCCGCGCTGGCTTTGACGTTGAGCACCACAACGCAGAACAGGATTTGCTGGCTGATGGCGCAGAGTTCCCGGCTGTTGCTGGGGACGGCGGACGCGGAGTGGGCGGTGTCCGGCGGCCAGGGGGTGATGACTTACTCCAATGCGCGGGCGGACAGCCACGGGTTTGTGGGGTCTTCCGATGTGCCGGCCCTGATGGCGACCGATAAGGTGCTGTATGTGGAGAGGGGCGGCGGACGGGTGTATCAGTACGGGTATGATTATGAGAGCGACGGGTTCGTGTCCCGCGATTTGACGGTGTTTGCCGATCATGTGCTGGCCGACGGCGGCGGGTGCCGGGGTGTTGCTTTTGTGCGCAAGCCGGAGCCGCGGGCGGTGTTTGTGCGCCGGGACGGGGCGCTGGCGCTGATGACTTATAATAGCATGCACCAGGTGCATGCCTGGCACCGGTACACGACAGAAGGGGTGTTCGAAGGGGTAGCCGTTTTGCCCAATGGGGATCAGGCGGATTTGCTGTTTGCCCTGGTGTCGCGGGAGGATGGACGGTTTATTGAGGTGCTGGCGCCGGGTAATGAGTTTCAGGATCCGGGAGGCAGGGATTTTGTGTCTGTGCTGGAGACTAACGCCCTGATTTCTCTTGAAGCTGCTGGACGCCGCCAGCATAGCGGCGGAGTGATGTTTTTCTTTGGCTCTGACGCACTGGTGGATGGTGTTGAGGTAAGCATTGACGGAACCCGCTGGGATGTACTGGACCGTTCCCCGTCTTCGTTTTTAACAAGGGGATGGCATTCTCTAGTTTCTGATGGATGCTGGGATTACGATTCCATGGTGGGCATCCGCGTTTCCGGCAACCGCGATTTTAATTTATTAGCTATTCAGGCATAATGGATAATAATATAGAGATTCTGAAAGAACAGCTTTCCGACCGCGTGTGGAGGTTAAATCACTTGTACTGGATTATCAATAAAGAGGGCAAGATGCAAAGGTTCCAGTTGAATTGGGCCCAGCGGCGGCTTCATGAGCAGTTATGGTACAGGAATGACATTCTGAAAGCGCGCCAGCTGGGCATTTCCACGTATGTAGCCATGCTGATGCTGGATATGAGCCTGTTCCGGCCCAATTTCCATTGCGGTATCATTGATAAAACTTTGGTGGATGGAACAGGCAAGATTGGCAAAATTGAGTTGGCTTACAGGAGTTTGGACTATGTACCGGATGATCCCACGGAAGAAGACCTTGCCCTGGCCGAGTTAGGACGCCTCATCAAAGGGGAGATTCAAGCCAGGCCTTCCAAAACGACGGTATCTTTTTCTAATGGGAGTAAAATTACAGCCGGCACATCTCTCCGTGGCGGCACATTTCAGTTTTTGCATGTCTCAGAACTTGGATACGTCGCGGCCCACGCCCCTCTGCGGGCCCGCGAGATTGTGACAGGGGCCATGAATGCCGTTTCCAAAGATGGAGTGATTGTTCGAGAATCCACCCATGAGGGAGGAAAGTTTGGCCTCAATTACGAGATGACCAAGACGTCCATGGAAATGGTCGGCAAACATCTTTCTTCCCTGGATTGGAAGTTTTTTTTCTTCCCCTGGTGGAAAAATCCGGAGTATTTCCTTGAGGCTGATGATGAACAGGGAGGCGGTTTTCCGGAGGATTTGCAAAAGTATTTCGAGGATTTGAGGTTAAGGTGCGGTATTTCCCTGAATGATGCCCAAAAGCGTTGGTACGCCTCCCAATACAAAACATTTGGAGGATTGGTCCGTCAGGAATATCCCTCTACACCGGAAGAGGCGTTTCAGTCATTGGTGGAAGGGTCTATTTATGGCTCATACATTGATATGTTGAGATCCAAAGGGAGGTTGTGCGGAGAATTTGAAAAGGACGACCTGGCTCCCTATTACGTGTCCTGGGATATTGGCATGGCTGATTATATGGTTCTCTGGCTCTGGCAGGTGAGGGGAGACGGCAAGTTTTACGTGATGGATTGCTTGCAGGCCAACGAAAAGCCCTTGGAGTGGTATATCAATTTCATCCGAACGAAGTGGGAAGTGATGTTTGGACCCATTTACAAACATCTGGTTCCCCACGACGCAGGGAGGAGAGATCCCCACGGGATTACCTTTGACGTGTATTTGAGGCGAGCAGGGTTCAATGTGTCCGTAGTGCCGCGCATTTCCGATGTGTGGAATGGTATTTTTGCGGTACGGCGCCTCCTGAATCATTGCATTTTTCATGAGCGATGCTCCCGGCCCCTGAAAATTGACGGAGTGGAATATATGTCTGGCGTAAATGCCCTGGAGAATTATCAGAAGGCCCCGGCAGGAGCACATGGTGTTGAACGAGATACCCCCCTGCATAATAGATGTTCTCACGCAGCGGACGCCTTTAGGACATTTGCGGAAGCTTATGAAAATGGCCTTGTTGGAGCAGTTGGAGCCGTTGCCATGCCTGCACAAGCGGTAGAATCACGCCAGACACAAGGACTTGCCATAGGCGCGGATGCGCTCTTTTTCTAA